CGGCTCTTTGGCAATTGGTGCATATGTAAAGTACACAGACTCAAATAACAACACTTTTACAACTGGAACAGAATCTTTTTTATCAGGTGCTGCTGCCCAGGTTGAATACACTTATAGAAAATTAGGCGGTGAAGTATTAGATATCGAATTATCGGCCTCAAATGTTTATGCAGCTTATGAAGAAGCGTGTTTAGAGTATTCATATATAATTAATATACATCAATCAAAAAACATCTTGTCTGATGCTCTTGGAAATACAACAGGAACATTTGATCATCGTGGAAATGTAGTTACAGGCCCTGAAGGTGTAAACTTAAAATATCCAAGATTCGAATTTGCATACGCCCGCCGAGTTGCCGATGGTCTTTCTGATGAGGCGGGAATCGGAGGTACTCAGCCATTTTATTCTGCATCGATTGCAACAGTCAAGTCTCAGCAAGAATATGATTTGCAAGATCTGATTGTTTCCGCATCAGTTAACAATTCTGACGCTGCTGGCAATGGAAGTGTTCCGTTTGCCGGGTTATTGACAGATGGTAATGATAATGGATATAAAAAGATTCTAGTTAGAAAAGTTTATTATAAGACACCACAAGCCATGTGGAGGTTCTATGGATATTATGGTGGAATTGGTGTTGTTGGTAATTTAAATACATATGGTCAATTTTCGGACGATTCTACGTTTGAATTAATACCGGCGTGGCAAAATAAACTGCAGGCCATGGCATATGAAGACTCGATATATACAAGGATATCTCACTATTCGTATGATCTTAGGAACAATAAATTAAGACTGTACCCAATTCCAGACGCTCACGCCCCAGAATGTTTTTGGGTTGAGTTCACAATTCAAACTAATGTTTGGGATGAATATTCGAACGAGTCAACCATTGGAACTGCTGGTGTTAATAATATGAATACATTGCCGTTTGATAATGTACCATATGAAAATATAAATGCAATTGGAAAACAATGGATCCGAAGGTTTGCGCTGGCTCTCACAAAAGAGACGCTTGGCCAGATTAGGAGCAAGTTTTCCACAGTTCCAATTCCAGGCGAATCCGTAACATTAAACGGGCCCGCGCTAATAACCGAAGGAAAAGACGAGCAGGATAAACTGCGAACAGAGCTTAAAGAAGTCCTTGATCTTCTTGAGTATACTGACCTTATTAAAGGAGATGCAGAGCTTGTTGAGGCGACAAATAAGATTCTTAAGGAATCTCCGTTGCCAATATTTGTAGGGTAAATAAATGTCTGACGATTGGAAACAACCAGAAGCCCCACCGCCTCCGCTTTTCTTGGGAAAGAAAGAGCGCGATCTTGTTAAACAAGTAAATGACGAATTAATTGAACGTGTAATTGGACAGCAAATTATTTATTATCCAATTGATGTTAGTCGAACAAATTTTCACCCACTCTATGGCGAAGCGATAGAAAAAACATTTTTACCCCCTGTCCGCGTTTATGCCTTGGTTGAGTTTGAGGGAATTAAAACAAAGTTCGCCGCTAGCGCCGCCTTAGACAAAGAGGTGGCCATTAATATACACTTCCACAAGAGAAGACTAACTGAGGATCAAGATTTGTTTGTTCGCGAGGGCGACTTTGTTTTATATGGTGATATATATTATGAGATAGTAACACTAGCAGAACCTAAACAATTGTTCGGCCAAATTGATCATAGAGTGGAGATTGTGGCTAGATGTGTACGCGCAAGAGAGGGTCTTTTTGATGGCAGTTGATTTTCTAGAGCCACCGGATTGGGAACATCCAGAGTTGGCGCCAATAAAAACCATCGAATTTCAGCCATCTTCGCTGGAAACGATAGATCAGGCATTATATAATTGGCTATATGAAGAATTAAGAATCTTTGCAACGACCAACAAGGGAAGAAAAAGGGTGCCTGTCATTTGGGTCTCCACTGAAAGAGCTTTTCAAATTAAAAATAATAAGGAATTAAGAGATGATAATGGAAACCTTAAGCTACCCCTTATTACGATCGAAAGAACTTCAGTGGTGAAGGATCCAACAATGCATGGAAGATTGACAGCAAATATTTTTCCTGTTAATGACGCCCGCGGCGGTACAGTTAAAATAGGGCGAAAAATCAATCAAGAAAAAACTTCGCTATTTGCATCGAATCGAGCTGCGCGCAAAGTCGGCGGCGGAAGAGATACCGACAATTCTGATGATGTTGCCCCTGGATCCTTTGCCAGCAGTTCTGTTGGCGATGCGCAGCAATACTATCCTAGAGCCAATAAATTAATTGTTTACGAAACAATGTCTATACCTTTACCTGTTTATGTTAATTTGAATTATTCGATCACCTTAAAGACAGAATACCAGCAACAGATTAATGAGCTGCTGACGCCATTCTTAGTAAGAACTGGCCAGATAAATAATTTTAACCTTCATGCAGACGGCCACAGGTTTGAAGGGTTTTTGCCTAAAGATTTTGGCTCTAATAATAATGCGAGTGACATAGGCGAAGAGGAAAGGATTTTTGAGACAAAATTTGATATTAGAGTTCTTGGACACTTAATCGGAGAAGGCGACAACCAAGAGAGGCCGAAAATTACAATTAGAGAAAATGCAGTCGAATTTACCCCACCCCGGGAGCGTACCATATTGGGCGATAGGCACCCTGAAGCGGTAGATCCAGCCGAAACTTCTAATAATCCAGAGGCCATGCCATCAGTTCCTGCAGCAAACACGACACGCTCTTATGCTGATCAACAATCAGCAGCTTCTCAAGCCCAATCTCAGAACCCAGAGGCCTCCCCAGCGACCGATACCGGAACTGAGTTATCGGATCCATCATTTATTAGTATTTAGCATTGATTAATTTTAAAATGTTGTGGGACTTTAGAAGCGAAACCAACTATTTACTACATGAAAAGTCATAATATATGTTTATGAAATGATATCTAGCAATATGGCTCTTAAGGAGAATCCCCAATATGTCAGTTAAAAAATTTAAGTTTGTATCCCCAGGAATATTCGTAAATGAAATCGATAATTCTTTCGTGCCAAAAGCGCCCGCCGGCGTTGGCCCAGTTATTATCGGAAGAACCGAACGCGGCCCCGGGCTCCGTCCGGTTAAAGTTTCATCGTTTTCAGAGTTTGTCGATGTTTACGGTATGCCTATTCCCGGGGGCAGAAACAACGATGTTTGGCGCCACGGAAACTACGTTGGACCCACATATGCAGCTTATGCCGCACAAGCTTATTTGAGAGCTGGAGTCGGCCCAGTCACAATGATCCGTCTACTAGGCGACTATCATGACAATGAAACAACTTCTGCTGGATCCGGAAAAGCCGGCTGGAAGACCGACGCGTCACACAACGCGTCACGGGCCAGCAATGGCGGCGCCTATGGATTGTTTATTATCGAGTCGGGCTCTTCGGCAGTTGCGGCCCCACCGGGTGTTGATGCCGGCGCTGATCATTCTGGCAAGCAGATGTCCGGTACATTAGCTGCTGTTTGGTATCTGCAAGAGGGATCAATCGAACTTACCGGTAGTGATACTGGTCACTTGCACGGCGGGGATGAAGTCGCGCTTTCTGGTTCCGGTATCCTGTTGAACAACGAAGGCGCAAATCACGAATTCAAGGCAATTATTAAGGACGCTGATGGAAGCACTGTGAAGTTGGCATCTTTCAACTTTGATGATACCTCCGATATTTATATTCGCAAAGTCTTTAACACAAACCCAATTTTGACAAATACAACAGTTACGAGAACCGCCCAGGTAGAGAAATACTGGCTTGGCGAGACGTATGATAACGCTCTAAGAAAGGTGCTGGCAAAGGGTGACGTTACAGCCACCAACGATGGCGCATCTCATGGCTGGATTACTGGAATTGGTAGTGGTAGCAATCACCACGGACTTCAAAAAAGAGCGATGCAAGATTGTGAAACTGGATGGTTTATATCGCAGCACCTTGATACAGCAAATGCGACCAGCTATGCCCCAGAAGACATGCAGAAGCTTTTTAAGCTTGTTGGCTTAAGTCATGGCGAATGGCTCCAGAGAAATCTTAAAGTTTCTATTACCGATATTAAGAAGTCAACAAGACCAGATATTGACCCAGTTGGCTCTTTTGCGATCGAGGTTCGAAGGATCGAAGATAACGACAACGCGGTCCAGCTAGTTGAGAGGTTTTCCAACTTAAGCTTGGATCCAACATCTCCTAACTACATCGCACGTAGAATTGGTAATATGTATGTTAAGTGGAGCGATGTTGAGAAAAGACTTAGGTCATATGGAAGATACAAGAATAATTCTAAGTTTATCCGAGTTGTGATGAACGAGGATGTCGATTCTGGCGTGACCAACCCTGTATTATTACCATATGGTGTTCATGGTCCGGTTAGATATGGATCGTACTCCTTCATCAGCGGCGCCGCCGGCAGCGGCGTAGATTCAGTTTGGCAAGGCGGCGGCGGATCCGCAGGAGCAAACAATAAGGGCTTCAATGTCTTTGCTAGATTTGCTGGAGACATCCCTGGTGGTGGTGGTAGCGGCACTGCAGTACACGCTGTGGCAGATATCGATGACTTGTTTGTCAATGTTGGCCATCTAGCAATTACCGGTAACATTGAATTTCCTGCTGTGCCATTGAGAGTTTCGTCTTCCGATGGAGC